AACTGTCGGCATGTCGGCTACAAAGAGTTCCGGGTCTTCCCTTCCCTGTAAGAATCCGATTTCAATTGTCGGATTCATATTAGGATCAGCTGTTAAGAACCAATCATTCAAATCTGCTGTGTGAGCTATGCTTATCGGTTCGACCTTCCATGTCTGATGGAATTCCGGGACCGGATTCGCCATCTTGTATGCTTCAGTGGTCAGGTCATAAGCAATTTTTTCAAGCGCTGTTCCTGCAGGAATTAATAAGAACCTTGGCGTAATACCAATTTTCTTTAATGAATTTTTTTCCGTTTGGCTCTTCATTTTATTTCTTGCAGCAATGTAAGATATATCACTGAGAGGATCTGTGAGAATATTATTATGATCAATATGGAAGAGTGCTTTTACATCATAACCCATTACCGGATTAGTGATAATAAGGTCGAATACAAATTCATAGATCGTTCTTGCGACAGCCTGTCCCATACGGACCGGGATTTTTCTTATGGCGCCTAAATCGTCATTCAATATCATCTCTCTAGTTATGGTCTCGGTATATCCTCTTTTATGAATGTTGTAAGTGATCTCTTCATCGGTCGGTGATCCTGCAGCTGTATAAGGTCCGTTCTCAGCTACGATCGGAAGGTTACCATATCCGCCCAATCTAGCAATAGTATTAGTTTTGAAATCTATTCTCGGCACAATTGCGCTGACAAGTTTTCGCCAATCTGAATTATAAGCACTGAAGCTATATTCCATGATGAGTGATTTATTCAATGCATTCTTGAAAATACTTGCCAGGTTAGCAGTTACTAGAGCTTCCGAGAGCAAACCTTTACCGTGTATTCTTTCACCCGATATATTTACATCGCCGGTTAAAGTTCTATAAAGTTCTTTGATGGAATACAAACTTAAATCAACACCGTGATCCTTATAATCTTTTTTCTCAGCTTCGGTTAATTTAGCTTTTGAAAAAGGTGATAAGCACATATATTCAAGTTGCTTTTGAATCTTATCGACTGCATCCATACCAACTCGTAAATTATCTGCACCGCCATTATCTATGAAAGCAGGATTTAATTCAGCCAGAACTTTCTGCTCGAGCACCAGGGTATCCTCCAATTCCTTCTCTTTGAAAATTTTATTCTCAAATTGTTTCGAGATCTTATCCTTTAAGATCTTAGGCAACCTGGACTCGGAGAGTTTATCACGAAGAATGGTTTTACATAAAAGCATTTCAGCTTTGTTCATCAGTTCAGTTGCTTCATTCTTTGGTTTATCGGCTTCCGCTATAATGACATTTGCAGGTGCGGTAACCGGTGGCTTCTTATCCAGGACCGCCTGAATTATAGGCTGCTTGATCTTCCCTTCAGTAATTAACAATTTATTGATCTTGGTAAGCTGATCTTTTATAGCCTCAGTTACAAGATCGCTTGAATATTGTAACGTTAAGCAATACTGATAAAGACCGTTCATAAGAGCGTCATCGTCAACGGTCTCTACCGTGGAGCCCTCACTGATCATAAGGGCGCCGTTCAGAAGAGCAAAAATTAAAAGTTTTAATTCGGGGTTCATATTATTTCCCTCATTTAATTTTATGGAATTATTGTTATTTAAATTTCTGTATGATTCGATAATCGTAATTAATTTCCCGCCTGCATTACCGGCAGGTACGGGATCAATCGATTGTAAAGACTCTATTTCGGTTACGATTGCGATATATTTATCCGCAGCAGCTTCGATTATATATTTGCCAATACCCGATATGCTGAGACCGATCTGTTTTGTTTTTTGCCATGCTTCCTTTAACCATGATTTGAAGGAATCCACTAACCCGGTACCCTGTTTTATGTTGAAGATACCTTCGACCTGTTTTAATTGATTGTTCCATTTTACTTCTGTGAAGGTCCCGACAATCTGATTGATCCCTGTATTCGCTCCTTCAAGATGCTGATCAACTGAACGCCATACTGCAGGGATATTTTCAAACAGGCCTTTGCTAACAGCTTCCTTTAAAGCATCTTCTGTATAATATTTAAATATGGGTACCTCTATACCGTTTATCATTGTAGATGCATTTGCAGATTCGGTTTGACCGGCTTTAATAATAACTGCTTTATATTTAGAACCTTCAAGGATTGATTCGGTGAGTTCGACATGAGAAATATTGATCGGTGAAGATTGACCGGATCTGTTAATTAAATATTTGTTAAATCGTTTAAACATAAATAAAAAAAGCGGGGATAATACTTTCGTATGATCTCCGCTTTTGACTCTTCCCTTTCGAGCGCTGCTATTCTGCGATTATTATTCTGCTGTGAGTATGCAGACCAGGTTATTATCTTAGAACTGGGTATATTATACGATGAGAAATTCGATTTGTCAAGTATTTATTTATTTTTTTCTTTATTCCCCCTGTGATATTCAATTAACCGAAGTGACATAACCTGATTATGTTCATCAAATCCTTTATTTCTTAAAGGAATTGAATGTTTTTTATCCGATTCGATTAATTTTTTCTTTTCACTATCAGATAAATTTTTTTCTTTATTTTTAACCTCTTTCATGATCTAGATCGTCCTTTCAGCTAAATTTCACAGACCGATAGGTCAATTCAATAGCCCGAACCAATTAAAACAGCCGATGTGAACCAGGGGTGCGTCACCCCATGAACATGGGCTGAACAGACACGGCCCGCAGTCTCCGCAGCCGCGGAGGGAATAGTCGGGCGGTGAATTCTATTCAGGCGAGGGCTTTTCAAGGAACATCAATGAATGAGAAATAATGTTTAATACATTATGTAACGCAGTGTGACAAGGTAATAAATCAATGCTTTGCATAATGTGAATTATTTTCTCATTCATTGTACTATTCAGCAGGAATAGGTTCAGTTTTGTTCGGGTCCGGTATAGGATTATTCGGATCTGGGACCGGGTCAGCAGCAGCCGGCTGCTTATCCGGATTATTCTTTTCCTGTTCGATTGCTGCCCTCTCAGTCTCATCATCGATCTCTACGCCTATCATATCTATTATCGTTCGTGCTATGTCACCGGCTGTATCATTGCTAACCCATTTATTTTTTACACATGTTGTTAAATAATTACCGACCTTTTCAAGACCGTCAGAAATTTTATTGTAATCCTTTCTTTCGAAATCCGGGACCTTAACATTTATAATAATGTTCTCAACATCATCCTTCGTTAAAGAGAAGCCTTCCCGCTTCATCGCAATGGCTTTATGAAGAACGAATTTGAATATTGTTTGAAGTATGAAGATTACATATTGCTGTCTTTTTTTCAAAGCTCTGAGTGTTGGGCCTTCCTGCGCTGTTGCTGTTGCAAGATTTGTATTCCCGCCGTCTGCGAACCAGTGCTCGGGATAACCCTGCGAACCGAGAACAATATTCTTATATAACCTGACCACGTCTGAAGGATCTGCTTTCTTGATATCGGGAGTAATGAGATTATATTTTACTTTTTCGTTATGAACAAAGCGTGCAAGATTCTCACTGATCGGATTTGTCTTTTTCCATTCTTCTATTTTCTTATCATCAGCTCCCAGCAATTCTACATCCTGAAAATATTTGTGCATCTTCCCCATATATTGAACTACGTCGAATAACATCTGATCGAGCATGTCAAGCCAGTCTGCACTGGCCAGAAGATCACTTACACCTTCAGGCTGATTGCTTACATTATTGATACTGAAATAAAAACATTCACCATCAAGCATACCAAATAATTCAGATTTAGGATCTTCGTTTATCTTGATCGCTAATAGTTCACGTTTTGAATCGCTGATATTTCCGATACCTTTTAATTTGATTGAATTTATCTCCTCAACATTGAGAGGATTGGTATTCACCCGGTCAACGTTTTTAGGATCGATAAAGCCTAACCGGACCTGACCGTTTATCTTGTTTATAAATACGGGAAGGATGAGCATACCGTTCAATGAGAGGTCATATCCTTTCTTTTCGAAACGCAGGTCCATATTGTTGACCTTCCAGAACTCATCCAGAACTGCGGTAGCCTGCTGAATCTTGAATTTGGGTAATAATTGTTTCTTTCCTTTACTTCTACCGGCAATGGTATATGTGAATCCGTCACCGAATATAAAATCATTTCGTATTTCCAGGATTCGTTTAGCTAATCCGTTCTTAAGAAATAATGTGAATACTATTTCCAGCTGGCGGTCCCGGGTGATGGGATTCAATCCTTTGACGTTCATATCAGATAATCGCCGGTACTGGTATTCGTCCTGGTCAATACCTGCAGGATATTGTTCGGTAAGACGCATTAGTTTTTCTTCAGTGATACCGAGAAATTTGGAAGCGATGAAGGATTGTAATTTATTCATTGGTTTGTAAATTTATTGTTTTAAAAAATCTCTTTGTTCTTGTTTGGATTTAGGTTTGAATAACTGGAGAACGGCGAGCTTGATTGTCTTCTCCAGTTTAACTTTATCATGTTCCGGCAGGGCTGCATTGAATATCCATTTGGGTAATTTATCCAATTGCCTGATGAGTTTCTTTATTCTCCTGCGGTTGATATAGATGTTTATAAAGTTAAATAATGTTTCTGCTTTCATGGTTTTTTTTTATTTAATTTTCTGTATTGTTTTTCCGTTATAAATAAAAACTTCTTATTTAGATTTAGATCGGGATTTGATTTAATGAGCTTTTTTACTTTCTTCGACTGCTTCAGTGTTCTTAATAATTTATTCTTATCTTTCTCGTTCAATTTATTTATTTAATTCCTATCCTTTTACTTAATAGTTCACGTTTATTTTCTACTTCACTTTCTGTTTCGGATGAAGAGGCAGCTAAAGGTGCCCGGATCTTTCTTTTCCAATTCCAGTAAACGAATGCATCACCCAGGTTCGTAGAATGACCCAGACGTTTCTTGATATCCTTTTTAGTTTCGACTACTATTTGATTTTTAAGCATCTTCCACTTTGGAGCAACGAGATCTGCAATAAGATCCTCATCTTCAGGTAATGCAATTTCATTCAATCTTAGATCTTCACGCGCTATCCACCACATCTGTGATCGTAAATTATTGAATGTTTCATTTATATTTAATTCAACCGGCTTCGCAGCGGATTGAATATCGATTAAACTTTTTTCTATTCCATATTCTTTTAAAGTATTAACTGCACCTGCGCCGACACCGATTCCATCTATACCAACATTCTCCGGTAATATATTTTCATCCTTCATCATTCTGTATATGCGGTGTCCTAATTCGTTGGCATCGGGGCACTGAAAATCTGTAACCTTCAGGAACACATTTTCGATACCTTCAGCAATGGCTGCCTTATCGCCTGATTCGGAATTAGCAACATCAATACCGAGGGCTTTCTTGCCTTTAAGCTGTGATAGATCTATCTGCTCAAATCTTTCCTGCGCTGCTCTTATCCATTCTATCCTGATCAAGCTGTCTATACTTGCTGCGGGTGATATACCACGCGCACGCGATAAATACAACGGGTTATCAATACCATATTGCGTTTTCATTTTATCAAGACCGTTGCTGCTTATCGCGCCGGGAATAAAATTAGGATCGTTTAATACAATATTGGGATGATCGAATGCAGATATTCGAATCTTTTCAACATGAGTTTGCTTACAAAATTTATGAAGATTATCCAGTTCAGAATCGGGGTTACCGAATGAAAGAATTATATTATGCGTTGCCGTCGATGTATCCTGTAATGCTTTGATTATAGCATCATGTATTCCGGGGGTTTCTTCTAATATGATCAGCATGTGTTCAGCATGAAAACCGCTTGCCTTGGTAGCAGACTCTTCCGATGCCCCGACTCCGGCAACGAATCCAACCGCTAACCAGGTATCATCTTCATTCATCCGCAGTTTGAGAGTAAGAAGCTCACCTTTATTAAATTTCGGAAATAACCGGGCGATCTCTCTCCATATATGCAATGAGAGCTGATCACGCTTAGGCGCCGTTGTTACTACTATTGAATTTTTAAAACATTCAAGGAACCAGAATACGATACATGCTCCGAGAAATGTTTTTCCGACATTCTTTGCCGATTCAACTCCAACCCATTTATTTAATGCTATGAATTCCAAAATTCGTTTTAAAGGGTTATGGGTACCATCCCATTTATGCTTTTCGTAAGATTTATTCAGCTCCCAATCGATCATTTCAGGCCTGATTCCAAGCCTTTCAGTGATATATGCATACGGATTTTTACTCCAGTATTCGAGCCGCAGATTATAATCTTTATTCCTTGATGCATATTTTTTCTTAAGAATCAGAATTGCTTCCGCTTCTGCTTCCACCTGCGTTTGTTGATTCATATTCCATTATAACTTTCTTTGCATCTTCATGGTTAATAATTCTTTGTAAATAGGATTCTGGGAGCTTGCTTAAATCATAATTGAAATTATCCTGTTCGATCTTCTGACGGTCCGACCAGCCTAATTGTTTAAGTGAGAAGATAGCCATACTGTGATCAATCTCATTTTTTAAAGCCTGGCGCTCCAGCTGGGCTTCTTTCTTTGCAATGATAAGCTCCATCACGTCGGTTAACTCATCAAATTCATATAACCGCTGGCGTGAGATCTTATTCTTATAACAAAACTCCGCTATTATGGGAATATCGGTCTTGTTAATATATTCCAGAAGCTTCTTACGGATCTTCTTTATTTGAATAGATGTGTATTTCTTGGGTCTTCCCATATTATTTCTTTTTTTATAGTGTCCGAAAACTAATTAACAAAAAAAGCGGATATAGTATAATTATATACACTACCTCCGCTTTTGACTCTTCTCTCACCATCTAAGGCTACAAACGGGCGCTGCTATTATGCGAGTGGTAAAGTTAACTAAGTAAAATTATTAGTTTACCTTTTTTTTCTTTTATGTAAAGAACACGCTTCTCTTTCTTCCCATTCTCTAGCTTAATATCAAGTTTGATCGGAAAATGGTCTTTAGTAATTTCGATACTCCGTCCGGTACAACCTTGGCATTTTATTTCTTCATCAAATTTAAGAGTAACGATCATTACAAATATAATATGTATTTTATGATTTCAATAGCTAATTAGATTAATTTCCCTGTATATCTAAAACCCTGACATCCTTTGAATGGAATAGGCGGGGTTTTAATTATTGGATTACGAAGTATCAACCAATACCTGGCGGTCATTGTTCTTCCATCATCGAAGGTTACCTCCCCGCCGTCCGCTATTTCATCTATGCAGGCTTTATACCGGATCTTGTTGCAAACGGTTATGTAAGCATATTCAATAGCGATCTTCGGTTTATTTCCTAATTTCACGTACCATACCATCTCATCATCATTCAGCATCGCTCTCCATTGCCTTTGAAATTCCAGGTAACCTAGT